AGGGAGAGCGCATTTTGCCGAATGTGTGCTTGGAAGTGTATCTCCCACATCGCGGCACTTGTTTACTGCAGCACGTCAACGTCGGAGCCTGCTCCATTGACGACCTGAATCACGTTTTTGCTGAGGGCATGGGTGAGCTGTGCAAACTGCACGGTCAAACCGGCGTTGGCGACACTGGTGAGTATCTCCCGTCAGTTATTGACCGCCAAGTGGGGCTTGGTATTCTGGGGCTGGCTAATTTCTTGGCCAACAATGGCGTGTCCTATAAGGACTTCGGCCTTGCATTGGAAGCTTTCTCTGGCGACGCCCTTGAGTGGCTGCGCTGGGAAGAGACTATTCCAGGCAAAATCGTTGAAGCACTTCATAACGGCATCCACCGTGCTGCCCATGTGGCCCGTGCCAATGACATGGTTCGTGCTTTTGCCATTGCTCCCACTGCATCGTGTTCTTATCGCTATCAAGACATCAATGGCTTTACCACAACTCCTGAAATCGCTCCTCCTATTGGGCGTCATGTGGACCGCGATAGTGGCACATTTGGCGTGGAGACTTTCGACTACGGCAATGTAGAAACTGCTGCTGATGTTGGTTGGGACAATTACAAACGTGTTGCTGATGGCATAGTTCGGTTATACGAACAAACTGGATTGTTTCACGGTTATTCATTCAATTCATGGTCAGATGTTGTTACTTATGACCATGAGTTTTTGAAGGATTGGCTAGAGTGTCCTCAGACGAGCCTCTACTATTCCCTGCAAGTCTTACCGGACACGCAGCGGAAGGATGACGCCTACGCGGCGTTGGATGACGACTACAAGGGCCTTTTCGGACTTGACGATGAGTCAAGCACGGAGGAGGCTGCTTCGTCGTCTTGTGAGATTGAGGCTGGATTCTGTGCAGCATGCGCGGAATGACTTGCACCTCCTTCGCATTGATTTAATGACCACCAAATCCCCCTACCTCAACATGCTTGCCAAGAAGCGCCCTTGGCAAGCAGTTCCCGTTGACCAGGGTAAACTGGTCGATGGCAGTGAAGCTACCTTGCTTCGTGCATTGGCAATGCGCCATCTGGAACTCCCCGTAAGGGAGTTCCTTCAACAGGGTCTGGAAAAGGACTTGCCCTCCACTCCTGGAGTGGTTGAAGCCTTGATTCACAACCAGAAAGATGAAGAGCGTCATGATGAGGCTCTCAACTACATCGCTGCTGCCCATGGCACAGACGAAAAGGCAGAGAAAGAAGCTCAGAACATCCTGCAGGCATGGCTTGAGCATCCAGCCCATCCCATCTTGAAGGCATCAGTTCTTGAGCGTTCTATCTTCTTTGTCATCCTCCCCTTCTTCCGGTTTAATGGCGATGTGGGCATTCGCACAGTCAGCGCGGACATTAGCCGTGATGAGATTAGCCATGTCGGAATCCATTCCTTGGTCTCACGCGAGCTTGGTGAAACTGCGGGACAGTCTCTGAACAAGCTGCGTCGTGCCACTGCCTTGTGGATTTTTGATCAGCTTGGCGAAAGCGACAACAAGTGGCTCAACAAAAGCTTCTGGCTTCGCCAGAGTGACAACTTGTTTGAGCGTGGCAAGGCCGAAGAGCTGGCTGATACACAGCGCAGTCGGATGCCTGCTTTCTTTGAAGCGGCCAACACATCGCTTCCGTCTTATGGCCGCGCCTAGAATGTTGGTTCACGTCTCCGACGGGGCGGTTCAAGGAAGCAAAAGGGGCCTTACGGCCCCCTTTTTTTCGACTTGCTCACATGGACTTGCGTCTATGAGCATAAATCGCTATGTTGTTGGCGAGGGGAAATTAAAGGCTCCCTCTCGTCGTGAGAACATGGGGCAGGGGTTGGTCTCCCTGTCCTTTTTCATGCTCACTTACTATAGGGTACTCCTCTATACACAAGCGTGGACTTTTGAGCGTTTTTCAAGGCAGCAGCTTTTTTCTGCTTCGCCTGGATGAGGGCGAGGACGTTCATGATGTTCTCCCGAGAGACGACCCCCGTTGCCTGGTCGCTAGATATGCGCCCTGTCGCCAGGGCCAACGTACTTTCAGTATAAATGAAGACAAGACAAGGGGGGCGTTCCGAAAAAACGCCCCCCTTCTCCTGTTTGCCATCGGTTGAATGGCCCCGATAGGGGGGTCTTCAATTCCCCTATAGGTGAGATGAGAGTCCCCTGAAGACTCTCGAACCTCCCAGCGCTAGGAGGGCATTCCGTCCCCTTCCAGCGCTAGAAGGGTGCGTGAATGCTTTGAAACTATACACTATTTCCTCTCGCTCCAGTAGATCACGCCGCCTTGCTTCTCGATCTCGTCCTTCACTCGCTTTGCATCGCTTAGCTCCACCCAGCGCTCATAGTGCTGGCCATTCAAGCGGTAGCGCATAAAAACCATGGTTCAGCAGTCGTAAACGCGACATTCGGGCTGCCAGGGGCCTTCAATGGAGCAAAACCGTTCCCAGTAATTCTCGCGCTTCCAAGCGTCAAAGCATTTGTTGTAGCGATCCCTGGCTTGCTTTGCCTGAGAGCTGTCTTCCCCGAAGACGACAAGAACGTCGCTGTAATAATCGGCGCTTTTGATCAAACGCCGGAACAAGCGGTGGAGCAGTTCTTCGTCCATTGCGTTCAGATAATAGCCCCCAGGCTAATCAATCAGTCCTCATCGACTGGTTTGTCATGCTGCTTTTTGAGCGTATGCTCAAGCTTCTGAAGCTTGGGCAACAAGTGTGGCCGATACAAATGCTCTGCATTAAGCAGTTGAAGGGCCGTCTGATTGTTGACCTTCAACAATGCAACTAGAAACTTCGCCTCTTGGTAGGTGAGTTCAATGTTTGCCACGAAACCATAATCCTGTTTGATTCACGTCAATACTAGAGGAATTGCTCCAGCCAGTTCACATCGTCTTCTTTGTTTGCCGCCTGGATTGCGGCTGCCATTGCAAATGCGTGGTCATCAATTCCTGTTTGCTTACCGCCACTAACAGACCATTGCCCACCAGCTTTGTAAACAACAGTGAGGTTTTTGATCTCATTTAGAGCCTTTTCGTGGTTGTAGATATTCACCAATCCTGCATTGAACAATTCGCGCATCTTGGAAAAGGCTTTGACTTTAGAGCTGACTGTCCAAGTCAGCTCTTCAATCGGCAACTCCCCTGCTAAGGCCTGGATTGTACCAGCACTGTTGTATTGGTCCATCACGATTTTGTCAAACACATAGAGCCGATGTTGCTCCTTAATCCAATCTTCAACAGCAGAGATATTCACTTCTTTCCTGCCATTGATTTCAAAGTCAGCAGCAAAGGTGTGAAATTTGTCAACCACAAGAGTGCTTGCCTCAAAGTGAACAATGCATGCTGTGTAATTATCCCTGCCAACCCCGCCCCTAGCGGGGTCCAATGCGAGGACGTAGCTTCCTTGGTGGCTGGAATTGGGAGGCAGGGTGTGGCGCTTTTCGTCCACGCAAGCATCCACCACATCGCTAGCAATGAGTGCCGATAGGTTTGCGGCGAACTGAGCGCCATATTCCACCTTGAATTTCTCTGGATCGCGTTCACGCTCCATATCAAGAAATTCTCGACTGATGGTGGGGTTCATCTCCCATGTTGGGAGGTTCACCGCCTGAAGGTAAGGAAACCGCCCAGAGGCGGCTTCCTTGAAGTGCTGGTAGAACAGGCCGTCAGTTAGCCATGGCGACGAAAGTTCGAGGATTTTGCCGTGGCCGCCGAACTGGGCCACTGCTGGCGAAAGCGCGTCATAAATGCCCTTGCCACCGCTGTTTGCATCTCCATCCACTGCAAACGCAAGCTCGTCAAACACACAAGCACAACAAGCGAGACCCCGAGCAGCTCGTCCCGAAGTGGGGATCGCCTTGAAGACACAGCCATTAGACATTTCCAACTGATCAGCAGTCTCGCGCACAATCTCCTGCGCGAAGGGGCTATCGAGGATAAGTTGACGAATGTTATTGAGAGCGATGCGGCTCTGGTCTTGACTGTTGGCAACGGTGAGGACGTACCACTTTTCCCCTTTCCTCACTCGTTTCTTGAATTTATCCTCCAGGACAAAGCAAATGTAGACGCAAGCCACGGCTGCCATCAAGGTTTTGCCGCTTCTCCGTCCCAATGCCCAAGTGGCCTGGGTGTAACCGCCGGAGAAGAAACTGTCTAGTACCTCCGCCTGTTTTGGATAGAGTTCAAGCTTGAGAGCATGCTTGGCGAAGTCAGAACAAGAGAGCATTGGTTACATACCTTTTGAGGGATTGTATTGGCCTTAAGTTTTCCTTGGGAAGGAAATAGCAAGGGCGTCCCTTTACATATTCTCGCTTCCATTGCTCTTGCATCGCTTCATAAGCTTTTGCCCAGCCGTGCAAGATCACTTGTTTGTTTTCGACAGTAACCAGAACAAGAGTTTTTGAGGGAGTTTCATCTAGTTGACAGATGAGGTCGTAGTAATGGCGAGGGCGAGTTTTCACGTCAATGTCTGGCGGAAGGTCATGAGAGCCACGTTTTGCCACTACATCGCTAAACACCTCGTCTTTCATGCCCAGGAAGCTCGCTACGGCCATTTCACCGCCTGCCCCTAGTACATGCAGCCGCAAGGCCATTGCGCCTGCCTCAGGGCCGTTATTGCGGCCCTTGAGGCCGCGTCGCTCATTGCTGG